AACCTCGGAGAAAAGCTAATGAAATCCAAGAACTTTGAGATGGCATTGGACGAAATTGTTTGGCTAATTACACTGTTGGCAAACCAGTCCATCTTAATACACAACCTTAGGAATAAGGAATCACCTAGAGAATTACTCACAGAGGTAGAGGTGGAACTTCTCACTTCACCACTTGACTTGGCGGCATATAAAAACGCAATCACCGAAGCGATGTTCAAAGGTACGAAACGCAATGTGGAAAGTGAGGAAGAGATCTCAAAAAACGTGGAAGTCGGGTAACGGACACAGAAGTCTTTACCCGGCTTTTATATTATGGAACAGTTCAAATGGGTATGGATGCAGAGGAATTCTGGCTTATGCCTATAGGACTGTTCTTTGATTTATGGGCCTGCCACAAGCAATGGTATGGTATCGAAAAGCCTAAGAAGACTCAAACCATTGATGATATTATCCCACCTGGCATATAGGAGGTGAAGGCATGGCAGACAATTTCGGCTTAAAGATTGGTGTTGAAGGCGAGCGCGAATTTAAGAAAGCTCTTTCTGAAATCAACCAATCATTTAGGGTTCTGGGCAGTGAAATGACCCTTGTAACCAGTCAATTCGATAAAAACGATAAATCGATACAGTCGGTTACCGCTCGGAATGCGGTTCTGAATAAAGAAATCGACGCACAAAAAGAAAAGATTGCAACTCTTAAGGCCGCTTTAGATAATGCCGCCTCCTCGTTCGGTGAGAATGATCGCCGCACGCAAAACTGGCAGATCCAGCTAAACAAGGCACAGGCTCAGCTTAATGATATGGAACGTGAACTTGAACAGTCTGCTGTCGAAGCTAATAATCTCGGTGAAGAATTGGATAATTCGGCTAGAAGTGCAGACGATGCCGGTGGCAAGTTTGGAAAACTTGGTAGTGTCCTCAAGGGCATTGGTGTTGCAATGGGTGCGGTTGCCACTGCTGCAGGGGCTGCGGCTATAAAACTAGGTAAAGAAGTAGTAGCACAATTTGGTGAGTTAGAGCAAAACCTTGGCGGTTCCGAGGCGGTTTTTGGAGCTCACGCTTTAGCTATCCAGAAAAGCGGCGAAGAAGCATATAAAAACCTTGGTATATCACAAAGTGAGTACCTAGCAACTGCAAACAAAATGGGTGCGTTATTCCAAGGCTCTGGTATCCAACAGCAAAAAAGCCTTGAATTGACCGAGAAAGCAATGCAACGTGCCGCAGACATGGCTTCTGTTATGGGCATTGATATGTCTATGGCAATGGACGCAGTCACAGGTGCCGCCAAAGGCAACTTCACAATGATGGACAACTTAGGTGTTGCGATGAACGCTACCAATATTGAGGCATATGCTCTAGCAAAAGGTCTTGATTTCACTTGGAAAACTGCTACACAAGCTGAAAAAGCTGAAGTCGCTATGCAGATGTTTTTCGAGAATACCCAGCAGTATGCCGGGAACTTTGCACGCGAATCCACAGAAACAATTACGGGTTCAATCGGACTGCTTCAAGCTGCACTTGGTTCTTTCACCGCAGGACTTGGTAATGCTAATGCCGATATGACAAACCTCACAGAGAATCTTGTTGATGCTTTCCAAGCGGTTGTCACTAATATCGTACCTGTTTTAGAGAATATCGTAGCCGCACTTCCAACGGCAACAGGTGCAATTCTAACAGCGGTTGGTGACTTGTTGCCTATGCTGCTTGAAACTGTCACAAGTATATTCTCACAGGTATTAGAAACCGTTTTGAGCCTACTACCAGAACTTATTCCGGCAGCAGTAAGTGCTGTGATGACAATTGTCGGAGCATTAATTGATAACCTACCCTTACTTATAGATGCAGCAATTGAACTTGTAACTGCACTTGTAGATGGTATTGGCATAGCTTTACCACAGCTCATACCTGCAGCAGTTTCTGCAGTCACTCAGATTGTGGAAGGTTTGATTGATAATCTGCCCAAGCTGTTAGATGCAGCTTTAAAATTGATTATAGGGTTAGCTCAGGGATTGGTTAAGGCAATACCGCAGCTTGTTTCAAGATTACCTGCCATTATAAATGCATTGGTGGACTTTCTGATTGATTCTATTCCGCAGATAATCGATGCAGGAATCCAGTTATTCGTTGCACTAATTGCGAATCTCCCCGAGATTATTGTTGCTATCGTCAAAGCCGTACCTCAAATTATTGCTGGTATTGTAAGAGCTTTCACAGGATCTATCAGCCAAATAGTCCAAGTAGGTGGTAATCTGATTAAAGGACTATGGCAAGGTATCTCGGATGCAGGTGCGTGGTTATGGGATAAGATCTCCGGATTTTTTGGGAATGTGGTATCGAGTATTAAAAATTTCTTTGGCATAAGCTCACCTTCTTCTCTTTTTGCCGGGATTGGCCACAATATGGGTGAAGGTATCGGTGTCGGTTTCGAAGAGGCAATGGCAGCTGTTTCGAGAGATATGCAGAACGCAATACCCACAAATTTCGATTTAAATTACAGAGGTTTATCTGGACAAGGCAGTCCTGCTGGAACAAGTATCATTCAAAATCTTTCTGTGGTAACACCAAAGGCTCTATCCGAAAAAGAACTGGCACGAGAGTTCAGAAACCTATCACGCAAGCTAGCACTTGAGTTTTAAAGGAGGTCTGACTATGGAATTAACATATATCAATGAGGATGGTGTAAGCATAACACTGAAACAAAACCGCCCATACTTTCTTTCTAAGCTAGACGGAACGGGCAACATACGTCAGACCGTTAATACATTCAAAGCGCCAAATCAGGATGGCGCTTTTTATATTTCCTCCACTCTAGATATGCGAAATATCATACTTGAAGGTACAATTGTTGCTGATAATCCTGATGATGCTTATGCAAAAAGACAGCATTTTCTTCAAGTATTTAGTCCTAAGTTAAACGGAACCCTCGTCTACCGTAATAAGCAAATTTCCTGCGTGGTAGAAGAGGCAGGTTTTACGGTCTCTACCAGGCAGCGCATACCTAACTTCTTTGTAAGCCTGCTGTGTCCTTCTCCTTTCTTTGAGACCCTGGAAGAAGTGCGTGAGGAACTGGCATCTTGGATACCACTGTTAGAATTTGAATTAGAGATACCAATGACAGGCATGGAGTTTGGAATTCGTCAACCGAGCCAAATTATCACTGTAGACAACATTGGAGATGTTTCCTGTGGCTGTGAGATTGTGTTTCGAGCTCTGGGAACAGTTACAAATCCAGAGCTATTAAATATTGACACTGGTGAGTATGTCCGACTTCTAACTACAATGAGCGCCGGGGACGAACTTCGAGTTTATACACAATTCGCTAGTAAGCGTGTTGTCAGCATCAGCGGATCTGTTATAACAAACGCTTTCTCACTGCTTGATACCGGCTCGGTATTTTTTCAGCTAGCAGCCGGGCTTAACACTCTGCGATATGATGCTTCAGTCAATATGGAACTGCTTGAAGTTAGTATCTACTTTCGTCCGCAGTTTCTGGGGGTGTGAACATGGAACTATATATCTATAATTCAGACAGAGAGCTTACCGGTATTGTAGAGTCTTTCGATTATCTTCGCTGGACTAGGCGTTATTCCCAGTGTGGTTCATTTGAACTAAAGGCCATAGCAACACCGGAAAACACAGAACTCCTAAAAGAAGGGAACATCATTTGGAAGAACGATGATGAGGAGGCCGGAATTATTGAACATCTTGAATTGTCACAGACCGAGCAGGAATTTATCACGGCAAGTGGCCGCTTTGCTACATCCTTTCTCTCCCGTCGTATTTTATGGCAAACTGAGAAACTATCCGGGGATCTTTCTGTCTGTGTTGAGCAGCTAATAAATAACAATCTCATTAGTCCTACCGATACAACACGGCAAATAACAGGAATAGTTTTTACTTCACCAAATTTGGGAGTGCCCGTTAGTACCCAGATATCATACCGAAATCTTATGGATGCAGTAACTGATTTATGTGTGGCTTCAGATATCGGCATAAAAACTGTGTTCAATCCAGCTACTGGTATCTTTACGGTGACGTTATATAACGGAGAAACTTCACAGGCAGTGTTCTCCAAGGAGTACGAGAATATAACGGAACAGATATATACAGAGAGTACTGCAGAATATGCTAATACCGCGCTAATCGGCGGCGAGGGTGAAGGCGAAGACCGTACATTTGTCGCTATTACAAACGGCTCTGGGGAGACCCGACGTGAGATTTTTGTAGATGCTAAAGA